CTGTTATTATATACTTTCTTGTATAATCTGGATATTCCCAAATATGTAATCCTCCTTCTATACCTCTTTTTTCTAAGGGATTACATATGTTAGTTTCTTCAATAAATTTCATAATTTCATTTTCAAAAACTGTATGTCCCGATGTTGTAAAATCACAATCACATTCCTGTGCTGCCATTCTTAAACCTAATTCATCATCTTGTTTATCTCTCCATTCTTGATTTCTTTCTGGATGTACTGACCAATGTAGTTTAATAGGGACAAATCCATTTGTTCCTTCTTCTGCTTTAGTCCACATTTTATGGAAAAAATTACCCGTTCCATTTGGTGTAGATAGTACAATTGCTCTACCCCCCGTTGATAGTGTTTGTTGTGATGAACCCCAAATTTCATCTATTTTATTTGTTTCAATAAAAGCAGCCTCATCAATAATCAGTAAAGAAATTGCTTCTGATCTACCAGCATCACTTGCTGCAGATACTGCTTTAATTTGAGAACCATTTTTTAATCGTAATGCTAACTTATTATTTTCTGTGAATCCAATTTGTAACCATGAAGGTAATTCATCATACATAAATTTTACCTTTGTTACTAAGTTTTTTGCTGTGTCTTGTTTAGTTGCAACTACAAGTATAGATTTATCTTTTTGAAATATCATCATCCATAATGAAATACCTGCGGATAAAGTAGAAATACCTAACTGACGAGATTTAAGAATAATACTTCTGTCATGTTTTTGAAGTAATCTTAAAGTACCTTCTTGGAAAGGATATAAATTAAATTGAACACGTCCCCTTGTTGGGTGTTGAATCCAACAATATTTTTTCATAAAATAAACAGGATCTTTAGCACATTTAATGTACTCCTGTTTTATAATTTGTTTTATGTTTTGTTGAGCCATATTATATGTTATACATATTGAGCTACTGCGTTTTTAACTTGTTTTATACGTTCTTCTACAGTACCACTAATTGTAATAGTATTACCTCTAAACATTTTTACAATTGATTTAATTTTTTTATCAATTGCATCTCTATATTCTGCGTTTGTTTCTCTAATACCATTATCTTCTATTTCTACTCCTTCAGGACTAACATAAAATAAAATATCATATTCTTTTATAAGATAATATAAAGTAGCACTTAAATAATGTTTTTCATGTGCTTCCATTGATTTAGATAATTCACAAAATGCCATAACATCAACAACTGTTCTGTCAGTTATAATTTTTTCTTGCATTAATTCAACTGCTCTTTCAGAAGCAAAAACTAATTGTCCTTTTAAAGTACTATCTGTATTTAATGGTACACCTAAATCCATTAAATGTTTAGAACGTTCTGTTCTAAAATAATAGTCTTTAAATTCAGGTAATTCTTTTAAAGCATTTACTAGTGTAGTTTTTCCTACACTCATTGTTCCACAAAAACCTATTTTCATATTCTTAATTTCTATGGTTTTGCCCCTTAGCTGCAGGTTTTTTATACCATGGTAATCCTTCTTTACCTTTCATTATTTCATTCCAATCATCATAAGTAAATTCAATTCCATTTAAATAGTATTCTTTTCTTCTTTGTTCTTTATTAATTAAAGCTGGACCTTCTTCACTATGAAATACTGTTCTATCACCCATTTGTAATGCTAGAGCTATAGTTTTAGAACCATCTTCTTCAATTTTAGCTACTCTTCTAACTTTAGCTTTAGGATTCATCCATTTTTTAATGTTTTGAATTTCTTCAGCTAAAGCTTTTTCCCTTTGTTTTTTTGTTAAATTAGTCATATTATTATTTTTATTTTTTTACAAATTCCATAAATGATTTTTCTTTATCATTTGTTAAACCTCCTACAGTATATATTTTATCATCTTCTTCTGACCATGGTCCTTGTTTATCTGCATGTTCTAAAAAATCATCTACAGCTTTACTCATTGATAATATTTGTTCTGCTACTAATGTTCCTTGAGCTCCTGACACTGTAATACCTCTTGCTGATAATGCATCACCTACGAAATGTACATTAGGAAACCTAGTAAGACTTAAATCTTTATAATTTACTAATGGTTCTGGTGCTAAATATTTTACTTCGGGCATGTAAATACCCCAATCTTTACCTAATGTTGGAAATATTTTTTCCATATCATGGATAAAATCTTGAATGTAAATAGCATAATTTCCTATTGCTTCATATAAAGGTTCTAAATTTTCTACTACTTGGGTTTCTACATAATCCCCTTCTGTTGTTTTTGAAGGTGCTCTATGGCTAGGAGAATAAAATGTTCCTTTACCATCTATTTGCATTTTTTTCACTGCTTCTCTTGCCCAATTAAAAGGTTTCTCTATACCTTTAATTTCCATTAAAATACCAAAATTAGTCATACCATTTTCGTATTTTTTATCTTTTTTAGCATGACCATTATAACTAATATCACCATAAGTATGTTCAGCTGCTACGTAAGCCGCGTTATTATTTGTACAAAATGATCTTAATGATACACCTTCAGCATCAAATTTTCTATATAATTTAAAATCGTAAGCAATATCAATTAATTTTTGAAAGTGGTGTTGTGGTGCTTCAAAACGTACTCCAATTTGTACTGGTTTTGGTTCTGTAGGTAATTCATAATCTTCAGATAATGACTTTGCAAAATCAATTCCTGATTTACCTACTCCAAATATAAGTGTATCATAATCTTCCCAACAGTAATCTGCATGTGCATTAGTTTCTGAATATTTTACTACATTTTTATCAAAATCAATATCTGTGACTTTAGTTTCCCATATAAATTCTACACCTTTAGACACTAAATAATCATACCAATTCTTGCCAATTTCATGTAGATAATCAGTTCCAACGTGCCATACAGGGAATAATCTTAAACCAAAATGTGGTTTAATAAAATCCGGTTCTGCTACGGGGTTTGAACATTGTACTTCTTCTGGTTTAGGATGAAAACGTTTAAAATTATCAATTACTTGATCAAATAATTCCATTGCTTTTTCATCACCTGTATATTTAGACAACTGTCCTCCTATGGATGTATGATAAGTTAATTTACCATCTGACCAACCACCTGCTCCTAAAAAACCTCTCATCACGTCTGCTGCTGGTCTTCTATAAGGATCTAATCCCATATCAATAATAGTAATTTTTCCATCAAATCCATTATCTACTAATTTCGTAGCGGCATTTACACCTGCAACACCTGCTCCT